GCGTGCCCATACTCGTGGACTGCCGTCTTCCTTGTTGTGCCCCGATCCTGCGCGCCGATTGTTACCTCCTCCTCGTCTCCGTTGTGCGAGCCGCCGCCGCCGGGGCGAATCGCGATTTTCTGCCGCGCGATGGTCTTGGCGTGCTTCGTAGACGCAACTCGCGAAAGCCACCGCCACGCATCTTTGAGCGAGTCAATTGCGTGTTCGCGATCTTCCAGCGACACGCCGGGTTTTGTCACTATCTTGTAGTCCTTGACGTCCGTCGAAACAGTGGCCGTGCCGCCGGAATAAGCCCTCGTGAACTCGCCAACGACGGCGTGAAGTTTGTCGTCGCGCTCCGCATAGTGGGATTCAATCGCTTGCTGTTGCCGCTTGATGGACTCCTTGATTTCATCGTGCCGCGATTTCCACTCGTCGCGGCGTGCGTTGAACATCGCTCGATCATTTTCGTGACTGCGAAGAGTGTCGCCAAGGTTGTCAATGTCTTGCTGCGTTTTGAATATTCGCGCGTCGTATTCAGCCTCGATCCGTTTCGACTCGGAGTGCAGCGCGTCGAGGTCTTGCTTGTGTCGGCGAATCTGGAACTCGACCTCTGTCTCGCCGGCGTTCTTCACGGCGCTGGAGGCCTTTCCAGAAAACATCGACGCCGGCTTCTCGATTACCTTGAGCCGCTCGTTCGCTTTCTTGACGCGAATCTTCTGCAGCATGGCGGCGCGCTTCTTGGCGGCGGCCTCGGCGGCGGCCTGCTTTTCCGCGGCCTCGCGCTCGCCCTTCTGGGCCTTGCGCTCGGCGGCCGACTTGCGCAAGCCCTCTATCCGACGACGCTTGACGTCGGAGGCCATTTTCTGCTTTTTGGCGACCATCTCCTTTTGAGCCAGCGCCTTGGCTGCAGCGATGTCTTTCTTCGCGTTGCCCTGCTTCAGCGCGCCGCCCTGCGAGAGCGGCTTCTGCGGAATGCCGTCCTCGGTGGCGCAGTTGTTGCCGGCCTTGAAGCCGCCGGCTCCGGTGCCGCAGCCAGCCGACGCGCCCATCTTGGCGGGCCGGCGATTGGCAGCCTTGACCTTCTTCTGCTTGCGCGGGCCGCCGCCGCGGCGGCGAAACTCCGCAAGCCGCTCCAGGGCGGCCCGCAGTTCAGCGAGGACGTCCATGGGCCGCGGTCTCCAGTGCCTTGGCCTTGAGGCGAGCAGCCTCTGCCGCCGGATCCACGCTGCGCTTCGCAGGCTGCGCGAGCCGCTCCTCGGGGATGACCCAGAGTTTGCAGACGGCGTTGGGGTCGATCTGCCCGTCAACGACGTCGCACGAGCCGCCCTCGTTCCAGAAGATGCAGTTCTGGCACTTCATGCCGCGCTCGGCGAACGGATTCTCGGTCATGTAGTGGGCGCCGTCGGGTCCTTCCTGCGGCCACGGGCCGTTCTCGACGGCAATCTGCTCGATGGCCTCGTAGAGCGCGAAGTTGGCCGGAGACAGGGTCTCCATCGGATCTTCCTCGGCGCGGACCTCGACTTCCGCCTCCGGCTCGGCGCGGTCGGCCGACTCCATGGCCGCCACCTTGCGAGACGCCCAGTTCTTCGCCGGCGTGCCGCCCCACAGCAGCCATGCCACGAACCCGGGCTTCTCCTCGCCGGCCTTGTCCCAGCCGGGCGACTTGCTCGCCGACTCGTGACGCGCGAACCACGCGTTCATCTCGCGGACATGGTCTTCGGTCAGTTCCTCGCGGCGGGCGATCTTGTTTGCGCGGGCCACGGTCTCGGGCTTCAGGCCGTCGCCTGACTTGCCTTCCTCGTGCAGCCGCAGGCCGCGCTTGGCGGCGGCGGCCATGCCAGCGGTGGGCTTGAGGCCGACGGCCCGCTGGTCGATGAACGCCGGGGCCTCGCCCATGATGTTGCTGGCCGAAACCAGTTCGCTCATCTTCTTGGCGACGAAGTAGTCGGACTCCTCCCAGACGCCGTCCTCGAAGTCGTACTTCCGCACCAGGGCGGCCGGATCGTCAGGCGTGGCCTCGATCGGCTCCTCCGAATAGTCGCCAATCGACCCCTCGGCCATGACGTACTCGATGCGGCCGACACCGCCGTCCCAGGCCACGAAGTCGCCAGCGGCGTACATGGCACGCTTCGCCATCTCCAGCGCCCGGCGGCTGACGAACGTCTCGGTCGCTGGGTAGGCCGGCCGCAGGACCGGGCCAACGTCGAACAGGCCGTCGAAGTCGACGATCTCTCGGAGTTGGCGGCCGTCGGCCATCCGCGTCCACTTCTCGCCGGCACCCTTCACCTTGAAGGCGAAGGACGATCCTCGGACGTCGCCACGCTCAATAGCCTCCACGACGTCAGCGCGGCTTTCAGGAGCGTCGATTTCGTAGCGGAGACCACGCTCGTCGACGGAGAGACGAAGAGTTCCGGCCGACTCTCGGCCAAGGAGGAACATCGGCTCATGGTTGTAGAGGGCAACGACGTCGGTTCCTCGCTTGATGACATTGTCAAAGGCTCCAGGGAGAATCCGCTCCACAAAGCCGCCCAGATCCTGGCTGTCGCTCTGGAACAATGCCGCATAGCCGCGGATGACGGCCTTCTTCTTGCCAGTTTTGTCGCAGAGGCAGCGCTCGACGGCCGTGTCGGCCTCGATCAGCCGTCGCTCAACGTCTTCTCGACTCTGTCCGTCCATGTCTCAAGAACCTCCTCGTAGGGGCGACCGCTCCGGTGACAATCCAGGAGCAAGTCCCGCGTCTCGTTCATCCAGCCGGCCGCGAACTCGTCAATATGTAGGCCGGTAGCCTGTGCGGCATCGCACAGTTCCGTCCGCATCCGCTTCTCGTGTGCCTCCAGCCACGCGGCCAACTTGGCTGGCTTCGTTCGCCGTTCGCGAATCCCGTCCGCCTCGATGGCCGCCAGTTTCCGCAGGGTCTGCTTGAACAGGACGCCGGCGGCCGACCGGGCGGCGTCCATCGCCGGCTCCTCGGCGACAACAGGCGCCTCTTCTTCTGGAGCGGGCGCCTCGGCGGGTGGCGTTTCCTCGGTCGGCGGCTGGACGACGAACGACTCCAGGAGGGCCATGTTGACCTGCACGAACCGCTTGTCGCCGTGTTCGATGGGGTTCATGCCTTCGCTGGAGCGGATCTCGTTGATCGAAAGAACGCCCAGGTTCCAGAGTTCGCGGTAATACTGGGCGCGGCCGGCGTTGTCGCCGCGGAGCAGGCCGCGAACGTCGAACTCGGCAAAGTAGTTGTCGTCGTCAGCAATGAGGTCGCGGCGAACGGCACCCTCCCAGCGGCGCAGCCACGGGACCAGGGTGAACGTGACGAAATCCAGGCCCTGCTGCTCCACCGAGGAGTACGAACTCTTCGTCAAGTCGCCGATCATGTAGACCGGCACGCGGTAGGCGCGGGCGATGTCCTCGACTTGGTAGCGCCGGGTCTCAATGAGTTGGCTGGACTCGTTGGTCCCGGAGAGTTCCTTGAGTTTGATGCCGTGCGGCAGGACCGCCGTCTTGCTACTGTTCTGCGGGCCGCGGCCATGAATGTCGTCCCACGACTGCCGCAGCCGCTGCGCCGTCTCGGGCTTGAGCGGCTGATCGGACTCCAGGACGATCCCCGGCTTCGCGCCGTTCCCGAAGTATGCGCCGCTGTGTAGTTCTGTAGCCCTTGCGAGAGCAATGGCTTCGCGGGAGAGCGTCGTCGGGATGTAGCAGTTGACGCCGTCCTGCGTCATCCACGGGATCCGGAAGATCTGATCCTGCGAATAGATGGTCGGCGTGGCCTTGTCAGGCTCCTGGTAGAGAAACCGGAGCCGGCCGTTCTTGATCCGCTCGACCGTCATGCGGCTGGGGTGCAGCGGCCACAGTTCCGTCACGGACCCCAGTCGACCAGGGCGGATCTCGGCGTAGGCCGCGCCCCAGAGCATACACCAGGACTGCATGAGTTCCCGGAACTCGAAACTCGTCATCCAGGAGTTGGGCTGCTCGGAGAGGATCTTGTGCAACGGCATCCCATCGGCAATCTCCTTGCCGCCAGCAATCAGCCGGCGGTAGAGCGAGAACGGGAGCGAAGCCACCGATTCTGACACCACCCGAACGCAGGCGAGGACCGCGCTGCACTGCAGCGATGTTTCCGGCGAAACATGGATTCCGGCAACCGTTTTCCTGCTCTCCGAAATCTCCTCGAAGACGCGGGAAATGCCGCTGCGAACCTCAAGAATGTCTTCAATGGCAGCCGACTGCGATTCCACTACAGCACCATGATTTCGGGTTCTACCTGCGGCCCGTGGACTTCGCCGCTGGCAAGAGAGAGGGCCATGCAGAGGGCGACGACGCCGTCGATGCGGCCAACGTCATGTGACGACTTTTTGACGGGCTTGATAAGACCTTCGTCATTGGTCTTCACTTGCACGTTGCTGGCCTGCCACAACAAAACTGGGTTTCCGCCGTGCCGAAGCCTGCCGGAGGTCACGAGATTCTCAAGCAGGCGTGTCGGCGCGTTCATCGGGCCAAACCCTTGCCCGAAGGGGTGAACTGTCACGCCTTCGGCCGAGAGTTGGGTCATGAGGTGAACCGCGTTCCAGCGGTCCACAGCCACGCCCTTGACCCAGTTTTTCTCACAAAACCCGAGAATGTAATCTCGGATCTCGTCGTAATCCGTTATGTCTCCATCAGTTAGTCTAACAAAACCGTCCTTCTCCCATTGGCCATACGGCACCCTGTCGGCCTTCTCGCGCTTGCCGGCGTTGTCGCCTGGGATCCAGAAGGTGGCCTGAACGTCAACGCTCCCGTCCTCGTCTGGCCAGATCGCCACGAACGCCGTCGTGTCGTAGGTACTGGCGAGGTCGAGGCCGCAGTAGCATGGGCGGCCGGCGGGCGGCCTGATCGGCGCGCTGCAAGCCTCAAAAACACCGTGCTTGAAGAACTTCTCTTCGGAGTTCGTCCATTGGTTCAAGTGGAGCCGGCGAAAGGTCATCTCGTCGCTGGTGGACTCTCGCGCCTTGGCCGACATTTGCGCGAAGTAGTCCTCTTTGATGGTCACGCTGAAGTTCGGGTTCGCAGCGCGCCAAGTCGCCGGATCAAAGGGGTCGGCGTCCGGCTCGGCTGCGTAGATGCAGGGCAGGAACGTCTCGTCGACCAGGATGCCGTCGCGGATCTTCTCGGCCCGCTCCCATGTCTTGAAGCATGGGGACTGCCTGTCGTAGCCGGCCGTCGTCAAGAAAATGGTCAGCGGCTGGCGCCTGGCGCCGGTGGCTGTCTCTAGGACGTCGACCAATTCCCGGTCTTTCTGGACATGGTATTCGTCCACCAGGATGCACGACGGGTTGTACCCGTGCTTGGTCGCCGCCTCGCTGGAAATGGTTTTCATGACCGCGTTGGTGCCCGGAACGGCGATGCTGTTCCGGTACAACTTGCAGCGGGAGAGCAGGGTCTCGTTGCTCTCAACCATCTGCTTGGCGGCGTCATGGAGCAGCGCCGCCTGCTGGCGATCACCGGCCGCGACGATCACTTCTGCGCCGATGTCGTCGCAGAAAAGCATATAGAGGCCGATGGCCGCGCACAGTTGAGTCTTCCCATTTTTGCGCGGAATCGCCAGCAGGCTCGACCTGTATTGGCGCAGGCCGTCGGG